TGTACACCCGTTCTACCAGCTCCTAACGCACCTAATTGAGCGGCAGTATCTCTAATTCCCTGTCTTCTTGCTTTTGCTTGTTCATCAAATTGTGCAAGAGTTGCATCTCTTACTGCTGTTTGATATGGAGATTCAAATGCTTGAAATGCAGTCGGCCCTGTTCTAGTCGCTGCTGCCTGAATCATTGGCGAGACACCACCCAGAGTGGTCTGTGCATCTGTCAAGAATGGTTGAAATCCTGCAACACCTGTGCCTGTTACACCTGATACTGCTCCTGTTGTAGGATCAAATTGTAGTGTGCCAAGACCAGCTTGTGTCGCTGCTTGTTGTTGTGCTTGTTGTTGTAATGCTCCAAGTCCCACCACTGATGGTGCAAACTTGGATGTATCCATTGGTTGTGCAGCTTGTGCCGTCGACAACTCTAAAAATTTTTCTATACCAGGTCTTAGATAATCTGGTGCCTGTTGTATCTGTGTTATTGTTTCAGCCATTATGCAGTCATTCCTTTCGCTTCAGGTTTTGCTTCTAGTTGTTTCATTGTAGCGTACATTTTTTTAGCACCTTCGTTAACACTACCACCACCCGCTGCTCTCACAGCATCGGCAGTAAATACAAATTCGTTTTTGCTTAATCTAGCAGGCACGTCATCGGCTTTCTCTTTTGCGCCGTATGGCATGAAGCCTCCAGTATACCTCATATCTGCCTCAATTGGAAGCCCTCCTAGACCACTTTCTTCAGGTGTAGGTTTTGTCCCAAGAGCCAAGTTTGCTCGGCCACCTTCTTTTGCCATCATAATACCTTCTGCCTCTTTAGCTGCTAGTCCTCTAAAATAATCTTCTAACATATCCATGTATTCTTGAGTTCCTCTTTTCTCTTTCATTTCAGGAAAGACTCTTTCAAATTCTTCCATATAATCTTTTAAATCAAACTCAGCCATTTTTATTGGTTTTAATGGTTTTGGTTTAAATGGTTTATCTTCTTCTGGTAATACAGGACCAATCGGTTTTGGTTGAAAAGGATTAACAACACCTTTTTCACCTGCACCCATTGCATAATTAGTTCTCATCAAACCACCATCTGCTTTTGTTGGTTTTTCTAGGTTTAAATCTAGAAACATATCATTATCAAAACTTTTAGGATCTATTATAATTATACCTTCATCTTCTAAGTTTCTTTCTTTTGGCGTAATAATTTGTTTCCCATCACTTGTTATTATTATAAACATATTACCAAAATCTTTTACGTCTGAAATACCTCCTAAGCCTCTTCCAATTAATCCAGACAGACCTTCTAATTTTTCTTTTGTTCTAGGTCTTGCAGGGTCTGAAGTTCCTTTATCAAATCCTATACGTCCACCACCTTTTACATTCATTCTAAATTCCTCTGGCACTCGAAACAGCTCTGGTTTTATTTGTGAGAATAATTGAAAACCTCTTTCATAATCGTCTGAGTCTCCTGTAGCAGCTACTAATGCAGTTCCTGCCTCGTCAGGTGTTTTAGAATTTTGTATTAATGATAGTACACCAACACCAACTCCCGCTAGTTTAGCTTTACTAAATTTATCATCTTCACCACCTAATAAAAATTGTCCTGCTTTTGTGTCTAAAATTTTTGGTGAGTCCTTAACACCAAATTGAAACATCTTACCGCCTTTACCAAATATACCTGATGTTGCATCCTTAGCTCCAACTCCTTCTAACACTGTAGTTCTTCCCATTGGAGAAGCTTGAATTGATTCATTAATTCCTTTAAATTCAGGTGCGCCAACTAAAACTTCTCTTAAATCTTTACCACCTGTAAATGGAATATCTAATCCTCCAATTCTATCAGTAATGCTTTGACCACCTATTTCCATTCGTCCAATACGTGGAGCTGCAACTAACGCTAAATCGATAGGACTTATTCTACCAGTTTGTTTTGCTGTGCCTAATAAGTATGCTGCTGTTCTAAATTGTGGTGGTAAGAAAGGTGCAGCAACTCTCATGATACCTGCGATCTCTTTTGGAACTATTTTTTTAGCTACCTTTGTAAAAGGTCTAGTTACTTTCCTAGTCAGCTTTTTAACAAAGCTACCTAGTCCGTACATTTGTCTGGGTTGTTGCATTCTAGATATGGCCATCGTACTATATTATTTTGTTTCTCCAAATAAATCAAGACTAGGCATGATAACTCTGACATCTTTTCTTATGTCAGATTCTGGTATACCCTTGGCTTTCCAATCGGCATCATCCTTATAAACCTCGCCTGTCTTCATGTTTGTTATTGTTGTTATTACCTCTTTTGGCTCTATGACTGGTATGTCTTTCATTATGTTGTTACCTCTCGCGGCTGTATTTCTAATATAGAGGCTATGACGTGCAGCTCGTTCGCGTCAGCAGCCTGTACTTTCAATGCCTCACCTTCTTCCATTATAAGAGGTTGAGTCAAAAGTTCTGTGGTTGCTTTGGATGCTATTGCCTTATCCTTAAATAGATTAAATATGGCACTGCTGGCATTTACCAAAGTTATGGTTATTGTGCTCCCTGATCCGGCGTCTTCGGATACTATCAGTGATTTGACAACAGCAGTCTTAAAACTAGGCACTGTATACAGTGTGGTTAGGTCTGTTGTTGTTAGATCTGCTTTTTTATTTATAAAACTATTTGCCATTAATTTAAAAAGAAGTTCTCTGCTTCTACCTCATCCTTTAATTCCTGTTGAAAAGTAGTGTTTAATTTTTCTACAATCGCATCAAGATCTCTTACCTGAGCCTCTGCTGTTGACAGATCATACTCACTACTTGGTCTTGTTAATACTTGTACTATCTTAGCCATATTGCCCTCCCCTAGCTGCATCTTGATTTGATGCTGCTCCACCTGGTGCATCATCAGGATCATTACCACCAAAATCTCCTCGATCAATTCTTGATTGTAAATCTTTAACAGCTCCTCTCATCGCAGCTGTTTCTCTAGCTCTTTTATCTCTTTGTCTTTGTAAAAAATCTGCAAGACTAGTAGATCTTCTAAACGTATCAAAAGTTGTATCTCCTCTTAAATCAGCACCACCTCTTACTCCTGGTAAACTAAATCTATTTCCAAGAGCACCTAAACCTCGGGCTAATAATCCAATAAAAGGATTTCCTGTTACTAAACCTAAAGCTGTTGAGCCTATTTGTTTTGCAAAATCTATATTAAAACCTGGTTTAGCTTCTTGTGAAAACTCTTCATAATTTGGTATCATAAGTCCTGCGTCATCTAAAGATAATAAACCTGCTTTGTTTAAAGCTTCTCTATTTTTTGCTGCATCTATTCTTGCTTGTATGTCATTTATGTCTAATTCTGGTGCAAAAGCAGGAGTAAAAAAAGAATTAGGTAATGAAATATTTCTTAAACCTACTGGATCATAATTTAAATTATATTCGTTAAATACATCTCTATTTAATATACTCATTATCGTCTACCGTCCGGTTGTATATCTAATCTAAAAGTTCCTAACTTCCAACTCTGACTAGCCCCTGTATTTGCAATCTTTAACGCAATAGCTCTGGCTCTCGCACGTGTATCTACCTTTTTAGTAGATGAGGTGACTGTAAATGGTCCGAGTGATGAGCTAGCTTGACTATCATTTGGAAAATCTCTTAATTGTAATGTAACCTGCGTGTTTCCAGTTTGTGATATAAAGTCTGGTATAAATCTTCTTATCTTCATTATAAACTCACCGTCTCCTCTAAGATCTGGCAGGCCTGTTGATTGACCACCTAAAGCTCTTCTTTGACTTATATCAAAATCTCCGGAAGATATGTTTGCAAGTATGGCTGTCGTTGTTCCACCCTGAACCTGGTCTGTTCCTGTCTCATGTTGATAATATATTGTTGATCCCTCTGTATTTCCAACAACATCAAATGACGAGTCTACTGAAGCGCTGTATTCAGTTGCATGTGGACTACCAAAAACTGCAGAATCCTCCCACATAGTTCTAGCTAATGATCCAACAGTCCATACCGGTCTTTGTGGTGATGAATCAAAATAATTATAACAAACCATTCTATTAACCACTGATGATCCTGTTGTTGGATAAAACCACATAACCTCACCAAATAGATTATTTAGTCCTGCAGATACCATTTG